CTGTGGTTGCTCCACCGGTAGCACCAGCGAATGTATCGCTGTAACGTACACGTAGTGTGTGGATTTGACCAACTGGTCCAGTCATTGGCTGTACGCCAACGAGTTCATTAGCAATGACGGTAGGCATTACACGTCTGATCACTGGAAGGATCACACGATTTAGTGTTGCAACGTTGCCAGCGGAGGTAGCTCCAGCAGTAGCACTTTCAGCTAGATACTTGCGAGTATTTTCTAGAGTAGTTGCCATTACTGAACGCTTAGTACCTGAAAGACCTTCTAAAAGAGCTTCTTTGGTTTCCGACCAGCGTGACTCGAGTAATTGTGACATTATAGTTCTCCTTAAACTTTTAGTCCCGCAAGCCTGCGGATGTCAAAAATTTCAGCAGTTTTTTCTTCACTGCTAAAAGATTGTGCCTGTTTCTTATCGCCTGTAATTTCTTTGCCTTCGGTCAACGCTTTCTTGACTGGAGCATTGCCACCGTTCATTACTGAAGGTAGGTACTTGTCATAAGCGGTGTATAATTTTTCTGTCTGAACTGACTCAAGTAATTCTTTCATCACTTCACGTTTGTCTCCACCCAATGGTCCTAGCAATTCGCTCATAACTTCTTTGCGATCCATTGTGTTTTGTGCAACACGTAACTGTTGTTCACGATTTTCAACTAACTTTTGTGTTTCTGCAACAATTCTTGCTGCTTCTTCAAGTTCTTGCTCTTTTACAGCAACTACTCTTAGAAGTTTAGCTGTTTCGCTTTTCTCATTGAGATGACTGGCAGCATATTCGCTGGCAAAACTTTCAAAAAGTCTGCGTCCAAAGTCGTTCTTGCGAGCAGCGTCAATGTCTTCACGCAGTTGAACCATTTCAGATTTAAGTCCTTTGGAGACTGTTTCTTGAATGATTGCAGCTGAGCGAGCAATAAAATCTTTCTTAACTTGTTCAAACTTGGCTCTGCTTTCGCGAACCAGTTTGACTTTTGTTTCAGCCAAGTCTTTCTTGTCTGAGTGGAATTCCGCGATTTCTTTCGCTAGTGCATCCACAATAAAAGATTCTAATTTACCAACGTTGTTAGCAACTGCCTTACGATCTTCGTGTAATTCTGCAAGTTCTTTGCGCAAATTATTCAATACAAATGCTTCCATTGCTGTGGCATCTGATTTCATTTTTTGTGTGTATTTTGTACGTGCATCGATAAGTCCTTGACGGTCTTCAGCCAACTCTGATAGCTCTGCCTGTAGGCGATCTGCTAACATTGTTTCAACGGCTTCTACCATTGCGGACTTGTCGTGCTCATACTTTTGTGCAAATTCTTCACGTAGTGTGGCAGTGACTTGGTCACGATTTTCTTGAATTCTGCTTTGCCAAGCTGATTCAATTTCCGATTTGACTTCTTCGGAAATCACATTGTTCTCAAACAATTGTTTTACGATATCTAGCATGTGATTCTCCTACTGTTATTTGAGACCTCTGATGATCTTCACCAGACTCTCTGCTAAGTATTTCTGTGCCTTGGGGTCGCCTTGAACTTCTTTTGCCATTGTAAATGCCTTAAATCCACCTGTTGTATTCATTAGGTGTTCGTAAACTGGAGTTGGGTAAGCTCCCGGGGCGCTAGGTTGTGCTACAATATCTACAGTGATAATTTCAAAACCTTGAACATTACCACTGCCATCTACTTCACCGGAACCTCTACTCGATACACCCAACTTGACTCCTGACTGCAACATGGTCTGTACTAGCTGACCCATTGGAGTAGGAATTATTTTAAGTTTTCCGTAGCCGTTAGGACCATCCATCCACATCTTGGTAATCATATGACTAACACGATCTAGATTGATTTTTAAATCCTGAGGATGATCTAACTCTCCGCAAACAGAATATCCACCAGAGATCTGCTCGTTGAGCGTTTTGACAGCCTTGCCAATTTCTTGAGAAGAATAAATTCGCTGATTCTGATTGCGGATATCTCCTTGAATGCAGATACCGTTCAGATGCAGCGATTTTGTTTCGCCCTCACCTTCGCTCTCCAAGACAATCTTTGCCTGGTCAAAACTCAATTGTTCACTGAGATTAGTTTTCACCATTACGTCCTATTATCTACGACCACGGAAAAGGCTTGCTTTATCAACTGAACCGGAAGAACCACCTGTGCCGCTGAATTTACCTTCAGCTTCACCTTTCTTCTCTGCACCATGACCTGGCTCTTTTGTTGAGAAAGCACCACCTGCCTTGCCGCCTGGAACATTGATATTACCTGCATTATCTTCTTTTGGTGTGCCTTTGAATAGGCTAGATCCGCCTAGTTGGCCACCACCTGAGCCCACATACTTGGCTGCTTCTTCTTTGCTGCCCAGAATGTTGGCTGTTGTACCGCCCATGCTGTTTTTCATGTTCATGTTGTCAATGATTGACTTGGCATTGGTGCTAGAACCTTGGCTGAGTTTGCCTGTGCCTGACAGTGCTCCTTCGCCTTGACCTTTCTTTTCTGCGCCGTGGCCGCCTGGAACTTTTTCAACATACTCACGTACTGTGGCTAGGTCAAAATCGTCTTTCATTTTATCGCCACCCATGCCACCCATGCCGTCCATGCCGTCCATGCCGCCTTCTTCACCGCCGCCTAGCTTGTCAAAACGTGCTTGTAGTTCGTCTACAATGCTGTCTAGGTCTTGGAATAATTCTTCTTCGCTGTTTGCACTTAGGTCGTC